TAAAAAAGGACATGCTGCGATATCCAAAAAGAATAAGAAGAAATATAAAGAAAATAGATCAAAGAGGATGAAAAAGCTTTATTCTACCTTTTCCTTAGAGCAAAGAAGGGCAGTAACAGCAAAAGCAAGAGCAAAGCTGGAGAGTCTACGTCTTGATCCAGTAGAAAAGGCAAGATTGAAAAAGATAAATCAAAAAAATGCAGTTAATATGTGTGAAAAATCACGTATTAAAAGGCTTAAAAAGACGAAAGAGCTTCCAAGAATCAATACTTATAGTGGTGTTATAAGATTAAAAGATCTGGAGACCTTATGAGTGCAATACAAAAAAGAACATTCTCAGCTAAAACCAGGGAAGATCTTCAGATACAAGTTGATAATTTTGAAGATCTATTGAAACCGGGACAGATAATAAGTATAAGTCCCCTGGAATATATAAATTCAGGATGGTATTTTATAACTATTGAATTGTGGGGAATTATAGATGAGACTTCCAAAAAAGGGAAAAGGAATTAAAGCTTTGAGTAAGATGAGTGGATTATCCGTAAGTGCCATTAAAGATATTTGGGAAGATGTTAAAAAGAACCATTCTTTATTAGATAGTTGTTCTTATCATATATTTGAAAGACACCCACATCCAAAAATGAGTAGACGTTTTGTTTGTAAAAATTGTAAAGGGGTTGTTGGTACAACAGAGAAAGTTTGGTACGAAAAGGGAATTGATCATAGTCAACCAAGGGAGGAAGTAAAATGAAAGTTTATTTTTACGGAGCTACTGAAAAAGCGGCAAAGAAAAAGTGTAAAACGTTCATCACTCAGTTAGAGAAAATGCAACATCCTGATGGTAAGAGGTATGAAGGAAAGTCTCTGAACGCATCAATGTCGGCAGTTGTATTGCCGAAATTTGTTGGAAGTCCTTTATTTCCAATTCCGTCTGCTTACCGATGTCAATTTTATGTTGAATATAATTTTTCGGTAGAGTAAATGAGAAAGAAACCGACAGTAATATGGGAACCGTGGCCTGGTTCTCAGCAAAGATTCTTGACTTGCCCTGCATGGGAATGTCTTTTGCATGGGAACAGGGGTGGTGGTAAAACTGATGTTCTACTAATGGATTTTTTGCAAGATGTAGGGAAAGGATTTGGATCTGATTACAAAGGTTTACTTTTGAGAGAAGCAACAACAGAGCTTGGTGATGTTATATCAAAGACCAGAAAATGGATTCCTAGAATCTTCCCACTTGCAAAATATAATGGATCTCGAAAAATATGGACATTTCCTGAAGGTGAAACACTCTGGTTGAATTATGCACGTACCGAAACTGATTATGAGCAGTATCATGGTCATGAATATCCTTGGATTGGATGGGAAGAGCTTACCAATCATGCATTTGATAAAGTTTATCTGAAATTAATGTCTTGTAGTCGATCATCTAACAAAAAAATCACCCCAAAATACAGAGCAACATGTAATCCAAGTGGTCCAGGCCATCAATGGGTGAAACAACGTTTTATTGATACTGTGCCAGTTGGTAAAATTCATAAAGAAACCATAGAAGTTGAATTTCCTAACCCAAAAGGAATAATGGTTAAACAGGAATTGACTGTAACCAGAACACATGTTCAAAGTTTTCAATCAGAGAATAAATCTCTTGCGGAAGCTGATCCATTATACATGGCTAAGATCTTTTCTTTGACAAAAGACAACGAAATGTTAAGAAAAGCCTGGATTGATGGTTCTTGGGATCTTTTGATAGGTGGTTTTTTTACAGATGTATGGGATAAAAATATTCATGTACTCCCCACATTTAAAGCTCCATCTTCTTGGACACTTACCCGAAGTTTTGACTGGGGTTCAAGCAAACCTTGGGCTGTCACTTATGCATTCATTACAAATGGAGAACAACCTGAACCAGGGGGACTTGATGATGTTCTTCCTTATATCCCTAAAAACTCAGTAATTGTACCAACAGAGATATATGGGTGGAATGGGAATGTTAATGAAGGGGATCAAGCTATATCCTCAGAAATAGCTGAGCGTGTTTTGAATGTTGACAGATCCTTACTTACTGAATATAATATCAAATGTATTCCAGGACCGGCAGATACATCTATTTATGAAGTTAGAGACGGAACCTCAATTGGAACAAATTTAGCAACTCATGGATGTCGTTGGACAAGGGCTTATAAAGGAGCAGGGTCAAGAATTGCAGGATGGTCATTGATCAGACAGATGTTGGGAGCCGCAAAAAGAGGGGATATAGAAAGTCCTCATTTATATTTTTTTGATCAAGCTCAGCACCATATAAGAACATTGCCTATTCAACAAAGAGATAAAAAGAAGCCGGAGGACATTCAAACAGAGGGGGAAGACCACCTGATGGATTCCTTGAGGTACTTAATCGCAAGAAAACTAATAACTTTGCAACGTAGGGCTGTAGCAAACTAAAAAGGAGCAATTATTATGACAGACACAGAAAAACAGCAAGTTTCGTATGCATCGGTTGATACTATTCATCCCGATTATGAAAAAAATCGAGATGCCTGGGAAAGAGTTCGTGATTGTATGGATGGGGAAGATGTTGTTAAATCCAAGGCAGAAAAATATCTACCACGTCCTTCTGGAATGAAAAATGAATACAAAGATGCGTACATTGGCTATAAAGAACGTGCTCATTTCCCACTTATCACTGCATATGCTCTTTCCGGAGCTTTAGGAATTGTAATTACAAAACTTCCTGAATTTAATGTGCCAAAACAACTTGAATATATCTTGAAAACGGCTACCAAAGACGGAAGAAATCTTGATCAGTTGTTTATGGATATGATAATTGAAGTATTCCAAACTGGCAGATGCCCATTGTTGGTAGATGTTATTTCCAGTAAAAATGAATTTCGATTTGTTGATTATAAGGCAGAGGAATTTATTAATTGGAAAACTTCAATCGTTTCTGAAGAAAAAAGTTTATCTTTAGGGGTTTTAAAAGAAGCTGTTCCTGATTCTGATGATATTTTTTCACATGACACCAAAGACGTTTACAGAGTTTTGCGGATTGAAGACGGTGCGTATACCACGGCTTTGTATGAGTCGGACGGTCAGAAAATTGTTGATACTGAAGTATCCCCTACTTTACGAGGTAAAAGTTTAGATAGAATACCATTATTTCTTTCTGGATCAATAAACAATTCGTTTGATCTTCAGCCGATTCCTTTAATCTCAGTTGCCAATTGTTCTGTTCAGATTTATAGAAAAGAAGCGGATCTTGCAAATTCAGAATATCTTTCATGTAATCCTACTTTATGTATTGTTGGTGCCGCCAATGATTTAAATCTTCCGAATGTTGTTGGATCTTCTGTCATGATTGTTCTTGAAAATGAACAAGCCCGTGTTTTTTATACAGAAACTGATACGGCGGCACTCACTCATGTAAAATCACATATTACTGATCTGTATGAAGAAGCAATCAGACACGGTGTAGCTATCTTAGACGCACGTAAAGGAGTTGAAGCGGCTGAATCACTCAGAATACGTCAATCAACGCAGAGCGCATCAATATACTCGATATTTCTTGCGGCAATCAATGCTGTCAAGCAGGGTCTTGAAGCTATGTGTGATTGGGGTGGATATAACAAAGATGAAGTTATGGTTGATGCTCCATCCACACTTACCCAGGGTATTCCTGATTCAACCATTCTTGCGAAGATTGTTGAAGGACATTCTTCTGGTGTTATTCCGTTGGAAGTAATCCATAGATATCTTGTTTATTCAGGACTTCTTGATCAAACTGTTGGTTATGAAGAATATGTAACAATGCTGGAAAATGATCCTATTAATTTGGAATCAGAAGAGGAAGAACCCATTTCCATTACAGATAAGGACGGAAATGTTATTGGTGCAAAAAAGCAAGAGACGAAAAATGATTTGGATCTTGCTGATGATGGTGAAATAACGGACAATTAACGGGGATCTGAGATCCCCAAACTGGAATCTTGAGGATTCCGAAATTTAAGGAGAACAAAAATGCCAGATTTTAAATTTATTGAAGATGCAGACCTGAGAGAAAAAGTGGAAAATGCTCACAAGATCGAAGTTGATCAACTTACGATTGATTTAACCAATTCTGCAAAAGAGCAGGTGGACAATGCCGTCACTGGTTTGAAGACAAAAAACCAAGAACTTTTGGATGAGAAGAAAAATCTTGCCACAACTCTTAAAAAGTTTGAAGGGTATGATCCAGTCAAAGTCAAAGAGGCATCTGATTTTTATGAAAAGAACAAGGATGCTGAATTTCTGAAAGACGGCACAGTCGAGGAACTTATTGAGAAGAAAACTTCCCAATTAACTTCTGATTTTGAAGCACAGTTGAATGAATTGAATACGGAACTGGGTTCCACAAAAACTGCCGCAAGCACATACAAATCCTTGTTTGAATCAAAAGTTATTGATGACGGAATAAGAGATGAAGCCATTAAAGCAGGAATGTTGCCCACAGCCGTTGAGGATGCTGTAATGCGTGGACGTAGCGTTTTCTCTTTGGACGAAAAGAGACAAATTGAAGCCCGTGATTCCGAAGGAAAACTGGCACTTACTGAAGACAAAAAGGTTCTTAATACAAAGAACTGGATTGAGGGATTGAAGGAAACTTCACCTCATTATTGGCCTCAGTCAAAAGGTGCCGGGGCATTCGGTGGACGTGGCGGTTCTGAGTCCGATGCAATGGCAAAAAGGATTGCCGCCGCTGAATCCGGAGATGCAAATGCATATAGAAAGCTTATGCGTGGAAAATAAT